CAGGCGACCGATTACGTCAATTACATTTTCAACTCGGACAACAACGGCTTTCTCGTTTGTCACTCTGCCTTCAAGGATGCACTGCGCGGTGCGCTGGGTATCGTCAAGTATTACTGGGAGGAGAAGGTAGAGGTCAAAACCGAGATGTTTACGGGGCTGGATGAAAACGCCCTGACGGTTTTGTTGGATGAGCCAAACGTGGTGGGCAGTGCCATTGAGTCAATGGACGACCCCTCTTATCAGCCGCCCGTTGACCCGATGACAGGGCAGCCGATGGTTGACCCCATGACGGGGCTGCCGTTTCCGGTGCCGCAGATTTATAACGTGGAACTGAAGCGAGAATACCGCGACGGCCGCGTGAAGGTGTGCGCCGTACCGCCCGAGGAGTTCCTGATTGACCGCCGTGCCACCACGGTGGACGACGCCACCCTGATTGCCCATCGCCGCATGATGCGCGTCTCTGACCTCGTAGCCTTGGGCTATGACAAGGACGAGGTTGAGGAGCAGATGGGCGTCTATGAGCTAGACACGAATGACGAGTATCTAGCGCGCAACCCCTATGCCGAGAGCTACGGCCCCGGCGGCACTCAAGACGATAAGCGTGTGCTGTACGTTGAGGCGTACATGCGCATTGACTACGACAAAGACGGCATCTCTGAGCTGCGCAAGGTCTGCACGATTGGCCCATCGTACAAGGTGGTAATGAACGAGCCTTGCTCGCATCGCCCGTTTGCCACCTTCTGCCCAGACCCAGAGCCGCATGCCTTCATTGGCATGTCTATCTTTGACATGACCGCTGACCTGCAAAAAATCAAGTCAGCCATCATGCGCAACATGCTGGACTCGCTTTCCCTTGCCATCCACCCGCGTGTCGGTGTGGTCGAGGGGCAGGTCAATATGGATGACGTGCTGAACACGGAAGTGGGGGGCGTGATTAGACAGCGCGCACCCGGAATGGTTCAGCCGTTTTCGGTTCCGTTTGTCGGGCAGGCGGCCTTCCCGATGTTGTCCTACTTGGACGAGGTGCGTGAGACCCGCACCGGCATGTCCAAGGCATCGATGGGCCTTGACCCCGGCGCGTTACAGAGCACCACCCGTGCGGCGGTCGCTGCGACGGTAAGCGCGAGTCAGCAACATCTTGAGCTGATCGCCCGGATATTTGCAGAGACCGGGATGCGCACCCTGTTCAAGGGTATTCTCAAGTTGGTCGTTGAAAATCAAGATCGCCCACGGGTGGTGCGCCTCCGTAATCAGTGGGTGCCGATTGACCCACGCTCGTGGCACAGTGAGATGGACGTTGAGATTAACGTCGCGCTTGGCTCGGGCACGGAAGAGCAGAAGATGGCAATGCTGTCGAGCATTGCGCAGAAGCAAGAAAGCATCTTGCAGATGATGGGGCCGCAGAATCCTCTGGTCACGCCGCAGCAGTATCGCAACACGCTGGCACGGCTCACTGAGGTATCGGGCTTTAAGAATCCAGATGAGTTCTTCTTGAATCCGTCCATGCAGCCGCCGATGCCACCGCCGCAGCCACCGCCTGACCCAACCGCGATGTTGGCGCAGGTGGAGATGCAGAAGATTCAGGCTGACATCCAGAACAAGCAGGCGGAGCTTGAGCTGAAGCGCCAGCAGACGCTCTTGCAGGATGACCGCGACCGTGACAAGCAGGAAGCGGAAATCATGCTGAAGGCGTATGAGATTCAGTTGAAGTACGGCTCACAAATCGACATGAGCGAAATCAAGGCGATGATGGATGCGCCACGCTCGGCCAGCCCTAGCGTGCAGAATCCGCCCATGCCTGAGATTGTGCCGTTCCAGCCGCAGCCGCCTTTGGCCCCACAGCCTGATATGGGCATGATGCCGCCTGACATGGGGATGGCCCCGCCTGTAGCGCCTGACGCCACAATGCAGCCGCCCATGAACCCACCGCCAGTGGTGTGATGCGATGCGAGAGCTTATTGTCCCTGCGCCGCCAAATCCGAATTTGGCCCCGCAGCAATACTATCCTCATTATCACAACCAGCTTAATAACCAGCTCAAGCTGTATCTCAACACGTTAAGTGCCAACCAGCTTGAGATTGTCAAATTTATCAATAGCCTGACTAACTTGAACCTACTCAGCAAAACAAACTTTGACGCTTTTGGACGGTTGCGCACGTCGCAGCCGTTCACCTTGTTTGATTCACAGAATCGATATGGCAAGGACGCACAGTTTGACGAGTCCACGAGTGGCTCAGGCTCGGCTACGCATTTGGCGAACGAATCCTCAGTCAAGCTAGAGGTGACATCAGTCTCGGGCGATGAGGTCATTCGGCAGAGCAAGCGCGTGTTTCCGTACCAGCCCGGCAAGTCTTTGCTCGTGCTGGCAACATTTGCGATGGCGGAGGGGGAGGAAGACTTACGCCAGCGGGTGGGGTACTTTAACGCCAACAACGGTGTTTTCTTAGAGCAAGACGACGATGAGCTGGCGTTTGTTGTGCGTACTTACACAAGCGGCTCGCCAAGCGATGCGCGCAAGGTGACGCAGGCCAACTGGAATGGTGACAAGCTAGACGGTTCTGGCGCGAGCGGCATCACGCTAGACGAGACTAAGACGCAAATCTTGTTTATGGATTTTGAGTGGCTTGGTGTTGGCTCTGTGCGTTGTGGATTTATTATTGATGGGCAGTACATTGTGGCGCACACATTCCACAATGCTAACTCTCTGTCCTCGGTGTACATGCAGACGGCCATCTTGCCGGTGCGGTATGAGATAACGACCAAGGGCGCTATCTCTGGCACCAAGAGCATGAAGCAAATTTGCTCTTCTGTGATGAGCGAGGGGGGTTACGAGCAGAGGTCAGCGTTGGAGTGGGCGAGAGAAACCTCGGCCACGACTGGCATTGGAACGTCTTTTATTCCGTTGGTGTCTATCCGCTTGAAGTCAACTAACCTTGGCGCGGTGGTCATTCCAAACGGGTTTTCTTTTATGCCCACCTCGGCCTCGGATTACTTTGAGGTGGCGCTAATCAAAAACCCCACGCTGACCTCGGCCTCGTTTACAAGTTTGTCCAACAACGTGGAATTTGATACTGCCGCCACCGCATTGTCAGGCGGCACGATTGTCAAGTCTGATTTTGTGTCGTCCGGTGTGCTGGCGTCGACTCCGTTAAACGAGCCAAGCTCGTACAACTTTGATTCGCAGCTCGGCGTCACGATTGGCGGCACGAGCGATATATACACCTTGGCCGCACGAGTCATCACCGGCACAGGGGACGGCATTGGGGCACTTTCTTTTTGGGATTTGACTGACCCGTAAGGGTGAGGGTAGAGCAATGGCAAACGCATTTTCTGGCAGCCGACAAGCAATGTATTCACCTTACTCCCAGATTGGGACTGACCCATTTGGCTACAGCGCCGGCGGCACCTTTATGGGTGGCGGAATGGGTGGCTTTGGGGGTGGTTTTGGGATGCCGAGCTACGGCATGCCGAGTTACGGCGGCGGCTTTGGAATGGGCGGCATGCCGAGCTTTACTAACCCCTTCAGCGGCGGTGGCTTTGGATTTGGTAGCGGCATTGGCGGCTTTGGCGGTGGCGGCTACGGCACGAGCTTTGGCGGCATGAACATGGGCGGCGGTTCGCAGGGCTATCAATTTCCCGTGCCACCGCAGCCGAGCGTCAATGACCTATTCGGCCAGTACATGATGAACCAATACTATAGTGGCGGTGCCTTTAATCCGTACCAGACGCCGGGCTTTGGCTACGGCGGTGGTGGTGGATTCTTTGGCGGTGGCTTTGGCTCGCTTCCGCCAACGCCGGGCGGCAATGACGTCAGGTATCCTCGCGGCCCCGCCTTGCCTGAGCCGGTAATGGTGCCGGGAGGCGGCTTGCCCCAAGACCCCTTTGCGACTCGCTCGCAAATCCCATCAAACCCGGCACCTAGCTTGGATTTGATGGGGCCACCAACCATCTCGCAACAGCAGTTGCGGCAGCTCACAGAATCACTCGGCAACCTAAGATTTTGAGGTGAATCATGCGCGGACTCTATTCAAATATTCATGCTAAACGCGAACGCATCAAAGCCGGCAGCGGCGAGAAGATGCGCAAGCCCGGCACTAAGGGGGCGCCTACGGCATCAGCCTTTAAGGCAGCCGCCAAGACAGCGAAAAAGCGCAAATGAAATGCCCTGACGCTACTCAAGACATCAAGCTGAATCTTAAAAAGCGCAACTGGGCTTTTAAGAATGTTGGCTATGGCCCTGCGAATCCAGAAGAGCCAAACGATGAGTTTTGGCAGGAGCGTGCCGATGAGTGGCAGACCGACGTAGACCAAGCGCGCACGATGCGCTGCGGTAACTGCGCGGCCTTCATCCAAACGCCTGAGATGATTCAGTGCATCGTGAGTGGCATTGAACCCGAGGAGGCCGAGCAAGACTTGACCGAGGAGGTCATTGACGCCGCTGACTTGGGTTATTGCGAGCTGTTCCATTTTAAGTGCGCGGCGGGGCGTACCTGCTCGGCTTGGCTATCGGGTGGCCCGATTACCAAGAGCATGACCAATAAGCAAAAGGACATGCTGGCGATGGCGCGCACCGAGTACGAGATGGACGATGATGACGAGGATGAATACTCGTGAAAACGCCGGCATGGCAGCGGGCTGAGGGACAGTCAAAATCCGGCGGATTAAATGCCAAGGGCCGTGCCAGCTACAAGGCCGAGACGGGTGGCACGCTCAAGCCGCCAGTGAAAGGTGTGCCGAAATCTCCGCAAGAAATGCGGAGAAAAGGATCGTTTTTGACGCGCATGGGGTCGATGCCGGGGCTGTTGTTTGACGATGATGGCGATAAGACACGGCTCAAGTTAAGCCTTGAGGCGTGGGGGCATCGTGGGGACAAGGCGAGCGCCGTTGCCAAGGGGCGGCGGCTCTTGGAGCAATATAGGAAGCGCAAAGATGGCTGAGAGGCGACTGCCTAGAGGTTTGCTTGACCCAGAGTCTCAGGCGATTGCCGAGGCTTATGAGGCAATTCCGTCTGTACGGCGGCAAACCCGTGGGCTGTTATCTTTAGAGCCGCAAGAAGACCAGAGCATGATGCAGACCGCTATTGAGGCGGCGCTTGGGTTTATCCCCGGCGTGGGACAATTGCTTGCTGGACGTGACATCGAACGCGCACGCCGTGCCGGCGACCCTGCTGCGGCTGCGATGGCGGCCACGGAGTTTTTGCCGTTTGGTAGGTTGGCGGGGATGATGCGCCGCCCCGGCCCCATCATGTCAGAGATTGATGTGTACCACGGCAGCCCGCACCGCTTTGAGGAATTTGACGCAAGCAAGATTGGCACGGGCGAAGGCGCACAGGCGTATGGGCATGGCATCTACTTTGCGGAAAACCCCGATGTTGCACGCACATATCGTCAAATACCCGAATTTGATGATTCGGGCTTGGGCGGTTACGTCATGCCGCGAGCCGCATCAGACGAAATACTCGCTTTATACAACGATGCTCAAAAACTTAACGACGCAAATTGGGAAAGCGGCTTAGGTGAGGCGTCGATAAAGGTCTACAACGAAATACTGCATGGCGAATACGGCCCGCAACAGCTAAAAAAGAAGGTTGAGCAATGGTATTGGGATGACCCAACGAAATTAGCCGAAGCGCAAGACGCAGTGAGAAAGGCTGCAAAAGTCGAAAGCCGTTACAAAGGCAACCTTTACAAAGCCGACCTCCCCGACGAAATGGTAGATCGGATGCTGGATTGGGATAAGCCGTTGAGTGAGCAACGCGAACTCGCAACTCCAATTTTAAAAGAACTGGGATATTTGCGTCCTAATGACAACGGCCCACGGCAATTCGCGCAAGCCGTAAAAGCATTAAACATGGAACACGGTGGATTTGGAGAAAGCGGCGCAAATGGAATGGTGTTATTTAAGGCGATTTATAAAGGACTTGAGCAAGGGAATCCAAAAGCCATTGATTTTGCAAAACGAATGAATCTTGGCGAGCAAGCTATGTTTATGGAAGCCTCTCCATTAGCGTCAGAGGTTATGAAACGCATGGGCATCCCCGGCATCAAGTACCTTGACGCAGGCAGCCGAGGCCAAGGCGGTAGCGGCACCCGCAACTTTGTGGTGTTTCCGGGCGAAGAAAAGAAAGTCAAAATCTTAAAGAGAGAGTGACATGTCTAATGCTTTAGGCGACTTTGCAAAGCGTGAATGGCTTGGTTTGACCCACGAAGAGTTTAACGATTGTCTTGTTGAGGGCGACCCATGCGAGGCATTAGCAGAACCAGAAGCGTGGGAAGTGATGCGCCAAGTTGAAGCCAAGCTACGAGAAAAGAACGCATAACCCGAAAGAGAGAGTGACATGCCAAGCAAATCAAACAAACAAGCACGCTTCATGGCAATGCTTGCGAACAACCCAGAGATGGCGCGTGAGGAAGGCGTCCCCATGAAGGTTGCCAAGGATTACGTCAAGGCCGACAAAAAGTCAGGCCGCTTGAAGAAAGCCATGCGCGGCGTGAAGCGCGGCCTCTTGGCATGAGCGAAAGCAACCCGTATTTAATTGCTCAGCGCGCCAATGAGGCCAAGGAGCTGCTAGAGAATCCGTTATTGGAAGAAGCCTTTGCGCAGATGGAGGCGGCGTATCTTGCCGACTGGCGCAGCAGCGGGCTTGCCGACCTTGAGGAGCGTGAGCGGGTATGGCTCGCCATCAAGGTCTTGGAGGAGGTCAGGCGCCACCTGCGGGTGGTCGTTGAGAATGGCGTCATCGCCAAGCGCGATATTGACCGCATTGCGGGTCGCCGCTAACGGCTTGAATCCTTCAAAATAAAAGAATGGAAACAACCGGCACGGGTACACCCCCCGGATCATATACATCCCCGCAAGACGCTTTTGAGCAAATGCTCGCCGCCGAAGAAGGCGAAAACGAGCCGCAAGAAAGCCAAGCCGAGGGAGAGGGTGAGGAGATTGATTTTGGTCTTGACGGCGAGTCGGATCAAGATGCAGTCGAGGACACCGACAGCGATGAGGTGGCTGAAGAAGCGCCCCAGCAGTCCCAGACTTTCCGCGTCAAGGTTGACGGGGAAGAGGTCGAGGTGCCGCTGGATGAGCTACTGAAGGGCTACTCACGCACCGCAGACTATACGCGCAAAACGCAAGCGATTGCACAGGCTCGTAAAGAGACCGAGGCAGAGCTGGCTCAAGCGCGGGAAGAGCGGCAACGATATGCGGCCACGCTGCAAGTGCTGAGTCAGCAGTTGCAGGCGATGCAGCCGCCAGAAATCGACTGGGACAGGCTCTACCAAGAGAATCCCACCGAGTGGGTGCGGCAGCGAGAGCTGGCACGAACGCGGCAAGAGCAGATGATGTGGGTACAGTCCCAGCAGCAAGCCTTGCAGCAGCGCCAGCAGGTTGAGGAGCAAGAGCAGCAAGCTCGCACTCTGGAAACAGAGCGTGAGAAATTGTTGGATGCGTTGCCTGATTGGCGTGACAGCGATAAAGCACGCGCCGAGAAGGCTAAGATTGTCGAATATGCCACAGGGAAACTGGGCTTCAGCGCCGAGGAAATCTCTGACATATACGACGCTCGCGCGGTCGTCGCGTTGCGCAAGGCATGGCTCTACGATGAGCTGATGTCAAAGCGTGACAAGATGCGGCCCACCATCCAGCAGAAGGCCAAGCCCATGAAGGGTGGCACGGCTGGTACGCCTCAATCGACCAAGGTACGCACGTCAAAGGACGCTCTTTCAAGACTCGCCAAGTCCGGCAGCACGCGAGATGCGGCTGCTGTTTTTGAGCAATTCATTGATTGAGGTAATTTAAAATGTCCCAGACTAGTAACACTTTTGATACCTTCAATGCGAAGGGCATCCGTGAGTCTCTCTCTAACGTGATTTATAACATCTCGCCGGAAGAGACCCCGTTCATGTCGAACATCGGCCGCGAGAATGTCAAAAACACTTACTTCGAGTGGCAGACAGACTCATTGGCCGCGGCCTCCACGACCAACGCGCAAATCGAAGGCGACGACGTGTCGGCCTACGACAGCACCGCTGCGACCGCCCGCATCGGCAACTACACGCAGGTCAGCCGCAAGACGCTCATCC